GTTGAGAATATAATGGCTGTGTGCTGTATCCACTCTGACTGAACCATCACCAATCCACTGGCCATCTGCAGTTCTGATCTGTTCGGTCCTGTATGACATTATGTACCCTGGCCCACACTTAAGTATGTTGTCAACTAACTGTTGCTGATTGGGCTTCTTGAGTATCTGCATGATGCATGCCAATGATAGATACTTCCTATGGAGAAATGGTATGGTTTCAGGTGTGATTTCTTCGTCAGTGTTGACATCAGAAGTTGACAGTTTGGTGATGACACTCCTCATGATGGAGTTGGCATTCTTCTTCTGTAATACTCTCGGCAGCAGTATGTCGTTTAGGATCTCCGACTCAATCATTTGTAGTTGTCCCTGTTTGTGCTGCGGAACTTGCGTGTCCGGCCTGATTAGTTTCATGTCTCTTGATTGTGCCCTCTCCAAACAGAGTTGCAAAGTTCCCAGAGTTGAATTTGTTCTACTGGAAGGGCACAAAAAGACAATGGACCTGTCTTTTGCTGAGAAGTGAGAGATGGCTATGTAAATGACAACATGAGGGTTTTCTTGGTAACCTCGCGACATGATCTCATGAACTGTGTCTGTGTAATTCCTTCTAAGCCATGGAATCTGCTCTTGATACTCAGTGAACATTACCAAGTTGTCACCTCGCGGATGTCCGTTTGATATTCCGAACCACACAAACTTTGCTACCTCGAGCAAATCAAGCGCAATGGATGTCCTGGTCTTTGGTGTGTGCAACTTTGTCAAACATTTCCTTTTCCTACCACAGGCAACCAGGTTATTCTGATCGTAGCCAATGAACAAATCATCGACGAAATCGAAGAATTTGTTCTCTGGACACATCATGGGAGCTGGGTTCACTCTATTCTTGATGACGGATATCTCCTTCAGGAAATAACATAATGACACTTTCAGTCTCTCCCACACCAACTGATTGTTGAAAGACAAGGTCATGCATGGTGAGTTTGTAATATATGCAGAGCTTTGGTGCATGAGTGAATAATTCTCCATTGAAAACGATCTAGCAACACCAGGAGTCAGTGCTTTCATCAGAATTTTTGTCTTGACCTCATCGATCGTCGTTGAAGTCATATACAACATCTCGGGTCTGTCGTTGATGCTATTCTTTAGGGAGTAAATACCAAGCTTGTCAGTCATCTTCTTCCGGAAGACGTTGTACTTCCTGTTGGCTCCTATGATGAGTTGCAAGCTGTGCGACATACCAATGACATCATCAATTTCCCCTCCAATGAATTCGTTTAGAACTCGCTCAGTCAATTGAGAGCTCCGACTGTTCCTCATATGTCTCGTCCACGTGTAGTCGAATCCCAGCTTAGTTCCAACTATGGGTTGTGTCCAGATGTACTTCATGGTAGAATGATGGTCGTGTTCAATGATCCTGGACTTCATTTCATTCCAATATTCATCAGGTAGGTACAGGTAGCCTAAGCATTCATAATGTTGCAGAGCACAGGATAGCTCAATCACTTTGCCAATTTCAATTGTGCCACCATTTTCAACATATGATGATATCAAATTGTGATCTAGCCTCTGCCTCTCTACTAAACTTCTGGAAGTAGAACCAATCACTGCAGCAAATGAGAACTTCGTGGGGATTGATAGTATGGTATTCTTGAATGTCCATGATGAATTGAACTCCTCAATGTTGCTGAAAACAAAGCGTGTGGACTTCTCTAGGGACATCTTAGCACACATGAGCGGATAAGACTCGCTAAGTGTCTGCGAAACCCAGCACAGAGTTGTCTTGATCTTTGCATGTGTTCTTGGTTCTGGATCGGTATCAAAGAACACTGTGATTATCATGGATGCATCATCTGATGAGCATTTTGTAGTGATCACAACATCTTTGATGTCCTTAAAAGATCTTAACATCATCTCAAACAGCTTCTTGAACATCAACATGTGGCCAGCATGGATGATGGTGCTGACATAGTGGAGAATCCCTTGCATAAAATTAGACAGGTTCTTCACGTAGACAGACATACCATTGTTCAGATCACCAC